AATTCAGTATACTTACCATACGTGCCAGCTGATAATTGGTGAATCAACATCTTAGAGTATTTACCAATAGAACGCTTAGCACAAACGGTAGAGATAATTGTAGCAGCTGAAGCAGCCGCGCCATCAATAATAGAATGTACTTCTGCATTAAGACTTCTAATTGTATCAACTGTTGCAAGTCCAGCAAATAACGAGCCCCCATAAGAATTAATATGTAAATTAATTACCGGTTTAACATCTAAAAATTGGCCTGATACTTGTAGTTTCTTATCTACAGCATGTAAGGTTGAATTTAATTCGAGAGCGTTACTCTCAAGTACATCACCATAGAAGTATACAGTATTTTCTACTACTCTAATAGAGTTGCCTCCTGTTGATACACTATTTGAGGCTGTTAGTAGAGCTTGTAAAGCGCTTGAACTATAATCTGTTTCCTCTTCATCTGCTGTGTTATTATATTTCCAATTCATGTTGTTATCTTATGGGATACTAAGTACCCTGAAATAATGCGTCTTTGCCTATTAATCAAATCCTTCTCCCTTTCAGTGAGCTTAGTTTTACTGCGATTAACGTAGTGTATTGATAATAGACCAATATTCTTGTTAGTCAAGGTTTTTAGTATAGTAAAGGCAGCGGAAGTTGTACCGTGAGTTTGCAAATCATAACTATAAGCACATCTCTCATCATCGAGTTGAACGAGTATTTGGTCTGTCATAGAATGTTTAAGAATATTACTCAAAGCAGATACTCGCACATTTTGAAATCTTCTAAAAATAGACGATACCCCCCGTTTACATCGTTCGTATGTGATAGAAAGTTTTTGCTGACTACTACCTGAAAAATATTTTCCCCCATTATGAAACTCTTGTATTACAATTCTATCTGCGTCCAATTCCTGACATAAAAACTCTATTGCAGTCATAATGTTTTCATCAACATTGTTCTGTGCTTCAATAGGGTCGCATTTCTTTCTCCTAAACGTCTGTTTAAGAGCTAGTAATATAATACTTATAGTTCCAGCTACAGCAGTATTAACTACCGTAAAAATATTATCCATCATAAATAGATAAATATTTAATCTAGTAGCTTAGCCTTCACAAGAAGAACATGTAAGAATTGAACGAGCTAGTTCTTGCGCTGGGTTAGCTGAACGCTGATAGTAGAGAGATTTAATACCATTTTCCCAAGCAAATATAAGCAATTCATTAACCTCTTTAGGAGGTGTTTTAGGCGGTATCATTAAGTTAATCGATTGACCTTGATCAATAAATTTCTGACGTTGTGACGCCTGAATTAAAATTTCCTTTTGTGATATCTCACCAAACGTTTTAAACACATCCTTTTCTTCTTGAGTTAAAAAATCTAAATGCTGAACACTACCACCCTTAATAAGAATAGACTTCCATGTATCAATATCGTCTTTACCCTTTGTAGCTAGAAGTTTTTTAAGCTCTGGATTCTTATAAGTAAACTTACCTTTAGCAAGATCTTTAGTAAAATAATTACTATTAAGAGGTTCAATAGAAGGGCTTACTTGACCAAGAATAAAGCTCGATGATGTGGTAGGGGCAATAGCACACAACGTTGTATTACGTAATCCATATCCTTTGAGAAGCTCTGGCTCCCCATATAGTTTTGCCATCTCCTTAGATGCTTTAATAGTACGGTCTTGAATAGTCTTCCAAATAGAGCTATTACACAATTTAGCTTCCATAGACTCAAAAGCAATCATTTCCTGCTGTAGGTATGAATGCCAACCAAGTACACCAATACCAAGTGCGCGTTGATTAACAGCAAACCTATGAGGCGCTTCCATATGCTTAACACCTTCTGTTTTGTTAATAAACTCCGTCATTACAGCATCAAGGAAGAAGGTCAGCGTCTCAATAGCATCAGTATCTTTTATTTCATCCCACTTAGCGAGATTCAACGATGATAAATCACATACAAAAGATTCTTCTTCATCCGTAGACAGGAAAATCTCTGTACAGAGGTTAGATGCATTGATACGCTTTCCTTTATCCTTATATACTTGAGGTGCATTATTATTAGCAGTATCAGAGAAGAAAATATATGGATAACCTGACTCATAACGCTTCTTAATAACTTTACCCCAAAGAGCTCGCTTCTCACTATCACCGGCTACCATTTCTTCCATCCATTTATCACTAACAGTAACACCGATAGAGAGATCTTGAATAGAATCTCCTTCACTACGAATGTGAAGAAACTCATGAATATCAGGATGGTCAATTGGTAGATAAGCAGCAAAGGATCCTCGACGTACATTACTTTGAGATACGTAATTAGTTAACGAATCAAAGACAGTAAGCTGAGGATGAATTCCTGTTGCTGTGCCACCAGTCGAGATAGAAGCTCCACGGTGACGCACATCTCCAAAGTATGCAGAGGTACCACCACCTACTTTTGACATGGTACCTACTTCCGACACTTTTGATAGGATCTTTTCCATATCATCTGGAATATAAGATCCGAAGCAAGAAATAGGTAAGCCGCGATATCTTCCAAAGTTAGACCATATAGGTGATGATAATGAAAAGAAACCTCTCTCCATATAATCAATAAACTTCGTCGCAAAACCGTCGAGCTTCAAATATTCTTCAGCTTTCTTAGCAATATCTTCGATACGCTTTTCTGCAGTCTCACCCTCAAGGAGATAACCGCGTTGTAAAAATTGTCTTGAGTCGTCGTTTAGCCAGTATGGATTATTCATATTTTATTAAAAGATATCTGCTTCGTCAAATGATTGATTCTTCTTTGAGTACTCAACAGGTCGTGAATGGAAAAAATCAGTCATGTTGTTACCAAGAAGTTCTTCTTCGAACCACATTGTAGGCTCTATTAGACTATTATCAATGCTGAAAACAGTTTTAAAGCCAATTTGCTCTAGAGAGTTGTTAATTCTGTTTTTAATAAACTCTTTAACGATAGGAGCAGATAAGTTAGGTTCTTGAATACCATTAATCATCCAATCAACGATTTTACCTTCTGCTTTATAAGCACACATTGCTTCCTGCGCAATCCGGTCCTCAAGCTCTTCATCAAACAGTTCAGGATGCTCTTCACGAATAGTGTTAATAATCTTCATACCAACGAGAGCGTGAATGTTCTCCTCGTTACGAGTATATTTAACTTGCTGGTCGGTATCTTTCAACACATTCTTATAACGGGCAAACCAATTAATAACATAGAACTGTGAGAAGAGAGATACGTTCTCAACAAACAGAGTAAATAAGATTAAAGCATATAAATATTGCTTCTTAGAATCTTTGTAGAATTTATGCGTATACTTGCGTAAATACTTCACCCGACCTTCGATAAAGTCAAGTTTAAGATTTTGCTCAAAGATATCTTCCATATCAAGCACTGATAGGAGACGCTCATATGCATTGTTATGAATGACTTCTGTATTAGCCATTACATAACCGAGATCCTGCAATGCGGGGTGCGGTAGGTTTTCACCTAACTTGGCCCAAAACGTTTTAACAGCAACTTCAATCTGACCAATTGCAGATAGAGTGCGTGCAATAATATCTTGTTCTTGCTGTGTAAGCTCGGTTTTATATTGCTGAACATCGGACTTAAAAGAAAACTCTTTATCAGTCCAGAATCCATTGTGCATCGACTCAATGAATTGTTCGGTCCAAGTATAGTGATTCGGCTTGCGAGACAGTTGTTCCTTGAAAATAGACATAATAGTTGTACTACCTTTACGTTTAATTAGTAACTGTAAATTTAATTACTTAAACAAGCTCCCTACTTTTTAATGCCCCAGTAACTGGATTATATTTATCCTTGTACTTCTTACCCTCAGAGATGACCTCTACACTAACATCGGTTTCCTCACAAACCGGATTATCACAGACGGTACCGTTAACAGCGATTTCTCGCATTAAACGACCAGAACCTGTCTCAAAAATACGTATTGTATTTTGTCGACCCAGCTTTGCGATAATGTTATTTCTATTATTCATATTGGCTTATAGTATTTATAAATGCAGACACGTCAGGATCCGATTTAAGTGTAGCAAAGTTTAAAGTATTTGACACTCGCTTGTTCTTACCTTTATTACGAATACTATGGTATTCGATCATTGCTCTAATATCTTCCGAATCCTGATCTGGTAAAGTTTCATCTGTAACTCCTAAAATATTTCTTATATCATTTATAGAGTATCCTTTATTTAAATATGTTTTAACTTTACGTGTAATAAAGTATTTTTTAAGACTATCTTCATCCCCATACTCAACTACCCGCTTGTCGTAATAGTCTTTAGAGAAAGTATAGCTCTTACCTGATACTAGACAAATTATCTTTCTAGAAGTCATCTAATATAATATAATTTATTCCCATGGAAAGTCCAGCCATGTATGGTCAGAAAGTAGAACTCCATAATGATCTACCTTTTTGACAGCTCTCTTCTCTGCAAATACTGTTGCATATCTAACATAATCAAATCGATCACCAATAGCTTCTTTAATATGATCAATCGTCTTACCAGTATCACACTTATCATCTACAATGAGTAAACGAGATTCTTTTGGAAACTTATCGAAGTCTAAATGTTGAGATACATCCATGTTATCAGTTTGTACTTTACCTTCATAAGAGCTAACCCCATAGCTAAGAAACTGTGCATCTAAAATATAGCTAATAATTTTAGCTGGTAGTAGACCACCCCTAGAAATACCAATAACATGCGAAAATGTACGGCCGTTTAATTTAAATCTAAAAGCCAACGCTCTGGAGAGAAAATCTATCGTCTCGTAATCTACTTTACGTTTTTCCATAACATATTATAAGGGCTATTTTATATTTTGCCAATAAATAATTGTATGAATCGCTTTGAGGAAGATTACAATAATCTCAATACACTTTACGAGAAGTATCTATTAGAGTATGGTAGTCAGTATACTCCTCGTATGGCAGGCGGGCAACAGGCCGCACAACAAGGATCACCGTCATATAGAAAGGGTGATTTACCACTAGGTGTGCCAGGTGATGGGGGTACTAATTTATATTCTGCTAATCAAATATCCAATACTACAACACCAGTATCGGATGAAGAAAAGCCAGAAGATAAACATATAAGCAAAGTGGATATACTTGCTAAGATCGATGAGATGATTGATGAGTCTCAGAGCTCAGGTATGGACTACGCTGTGCATCAGTTAGCTACCTTAAAGAAATTTATTACTCATCAGTAGATTTATCTAGCAACAGTCCGGTAATTAGATGAAGTATATAGCATATAGCTGCGCTATATAGTCCAAATATAATATTAAACTCTAGTATTAAACCACACCAAAAGCCTGTACATAGAGCACATGATAGTAGCTCATTGATTATATTATATCGACTCGTTAACCATTTACGAGGAATATTAAGGATTGTGCCATACATTAAAATATGACACAACCCGTAAGTTGCAAATGTAAATAAAAATAAGTTATCTGCCATTACCCGTTGAGTAATTGCTTGTCGTCGTTAATAGTCTGGACCGCGTCACCCATTAACGATAGCTCTTCTTTCTTGACAATGATCTCATTACCATCATCATCGGTAACTTTATAACGACCATCGTCGAGCTTCTCAACTGTTGGGCAACCTTTACGACCACAACATACTGTTACTTTATTTGGATTATTGTTATGTTTCTTAATCATGATAGTGTTTGTTTAAGTGCTTTAAGTATAGCTTCTTCTGCTCGAAAATCAACATCATCTTTACGACCAGGAGAAATTTCTCTATGAGTAGTTACTGTAGAAAGATCTTTAGGCCATCCCCACTTGTCAAATCGAGGAAGTAACCACTCAACAGCTGACGCAATTTCGTCTTTGGTAAGCTCTCTCGTATTAGTATTACCAGAAAATGCTAGCCCGAGTAGGAATCCATTACAACTGCTCCGCCCTTTAAATCTAGATTTACCCGCATGCCAGCAGCGGCGATCATCTTCTGCAAACGATGTACGGCTACCGTCTTTATCTATAATACAATGATAAGAAACGTTCGATTTATCTTCTAAGATCCAGCTTACAGATCCATTATAGGAACCATCGGAGTGGTGGAGAACAACCCCCTCAGGAACTATTCGTGTGGAACTAACATTAGGTGTAGCTTTATATACCTCAGGGTAGATATCCTCACCTTTTTTAGCAGACGAAACACTTGCAGATATCTTTTCTGTTGTTTCTATACCTAACTTATCTAAAACACTAGTACCTGTATTTTTACCATATATACCATCAGGTGCAGAACCAACCTTTTCCTGAATAAACAGGGTGAGTTCTCTTTTTGTTAAGTTTAGCTTGCTAATAATAGCTAATGCAGTATTCTTTCCATAAATACCATCTACTGTTACGCCAACTCTTTCCTGAATTGTCTTAGTAATATCCTGTATAGCCATATTAGTATTTATATTGTTTTGTTGGAATTCAAGCCATATGAGCCTAAATAGTATTGTTATGGAATTTTTAATTGAATTTATCGAAGATCAGCCATGGTTCGGAGTTTTAACTGCAACAGTTGCGCTTGCTTCCTCAATCGCAGCCCTCACACCAACACCACCTAAAGGTTCTTTTCTTGCCAAAGCTTATAGCGTTATCAACTTGCTCGCTCTTAACATTGGTAAAGCTAAGCAAAAGGACGGAAAGAAGTAATTTTTTTGTAATGGGCTTAATCAAAACAGTACTATCAGCATTAAATGCTTATTTGCAGTTACGTAATAAAGCGTTCTATTATGATATAACAGAGAAGTCTTTAGATAAACAACAACGTATAATCAATGAAATCGAAAATTTACGAGATAAGCGGTCTAGCGCTACTACTGAGCGTGCTGACTTCTTGCAGCAACAGCTCATCGCTGAAAAACAGCGTCTTAAACATTTATCAGCCTTCTACACTGACCTTGTCTCCAGGTACGACGATTCAAAGTAAAGAGGGTGCTTACACTCCTCAATTAGAAGAGATTTGGCATTCTGATAAACGATATAGGGAATTAGAAAGAAAATTATATTATATCAAATAATAACAAAGCCGAGCTTAAGCTCGGCTTTTTTTTATCTACTCTTTCCTTGACCTCTGTATCGCTTCTTATAGTTCTTAGAGGACTTATGGTTGGAGCTCTTCGTCTTAGCAACAATACCTGGGCGGTGCTTTGTCTTACGACCCTTACGCACATTAGTAATTTTTTTCATACCTATATATTAGCTTGAAGCTCCATCCTTTCAACTAGTATTTGATAGTTCTTTCGTAACTGCCATAACGTTATTTATTACAACAATCACAAGAGAATAGCCGTTATATAAGGCACGACTCAAACATAACGGCTATTCATTGTCCTTCGGGTAGGGTGCTTGAATAGACGCTCAAGCACGGACATATACTACTATTTATTATAGTATATCTAATGCCGAAGGCAAATTAAAAATATAACTCCGCAGGAGCCAAAAGCCAGCCGCCGCAAAGGAGCTACTCACATTTTTAAAATTCAGTAAGTTAGGTCTAGGTTACTTAATTAGTATTACCCTACTTAGTATGCCTCAACACCACCCAAACTAGTAGTACACTTAGAGATATAGTTAAAATAGGAGTTTCCCATATAAACGATAGAGCACTCATAATAGATACCCTACCGCGGTAGAGGTTTTAATATTTAGTCTCTCTCAGAGTGGGGTTTTAGTATACGTTATAGCTTTGGATAATCCGCCGCTCACTGTTGAATCTCGGAAAGCTTAGGATATAATATATGCATGGCTAAGAACCCGAATGCAGCTGCAATTAAGAACAACGTTAATAGAAGACGAGACATTCAGAGTAAAATCGCTAGTCTACGTAAGCAGAAACAACAGCAGATGAAGAGTCTCGATAATCAGATTAAACAAACAAAGGACGTTAATCAGAGAAGAACATACCGATCACGCAAGGCAGATATTAGAGAATCATTCAATCACCGTATTGAGAGCCTTCGAAATCAAAGTAAGACTCTATTAGAACAAACTAAACGCATGCGGAACCGCTAAGGCTCCATATACCAGTGCCATAATGACAGTATAATATAGAGTAATAGAAATACTAGTATAACTAATTTCATTTAGTATATCTATATAATCTAAGTGTTCTAGTTTATCTAAGTATCAGAACCATCCCCAATGTAAGATATTCAGGCCTACGGCGTCTCTCAGAATTCTCTATACAAATATATACTAGCTACTAAACATACAGTAGCTACCCAGAGAAGCGCTAAGATCTCCAAATCGGTCATATAGAGTATTTAATGCCCC